AACCCGCAACAAAAAAGGGAGCTAAGTGAGCTTTTAGAAGTTTATAAGTATCGTTGGACATTACACGCGCGGGAAAAGCAATTATTACCTGAGGGTAATTGGCAGACGTGGTTAATAAATGCTGGTCGTGGATTTGGTAAGACGCGCACCGGGGCCGAAACAATTAGAATATGGAAGGATCATTATCCGTCTTTTCATTTAGTTGCCGAAACGGCGGCTGATGCAAGAGATGTGATGGTAGAGGGAAAACTGTCAGGAATATTAGATATATCACCTAAATGGGATCGACCGATTTATGAGCCATCAAAACGTAGGTTAACATGGAATAACGGAGCCAGGGCAATTCTATTTTCGGGAGATGATCCTGACCAATTAAGAGGGCCACAATGTCATAAGGCATGGATAGATGAATTAGCCAAAATGCGATATGCTCAGGATACATGGGATAATTTACAGATGGGCCTTAGATTAGGTGATAACCCTCAATGTATAGTTACTACCACACCGCGACCAATTAAAATAATAAAAGAGTTAATTAACGATCCAAATACTTATATAACTAATGGCACATCGTATGAAAATAGGAATAATTTAGCAGAGAACTTTTTTAATTATGTTATTAAGAAATATGAAGGCACTAGATTAGGGCGTCAAGAATTAAATGCGGAGTTACTTGAAGATGTTGAGGGTGCATTATGGCAGATGTCACTTATTGACCGTAATCGTGTTACAAAACGTCCAGATATTAGACGTATTGTTATTGCGGTTGATCCGGCTGTTAGTGCTAATCCTGATAGTGATGAAACAGGGATAATTGTTGCTGGTATTACTGAAGATGATGAATGTTATATACTTGAAGATTTGTCTGGTATATATACGCCTAATCAGTGGGCTAGTAAAGCTATACACGCTTACACTACGTTTGAGGCTGATGCTATAGTGGCAGAGGTAAACCAGGGGGGTGATTTGGTTGAGGAAAACATTTTAAACATTGACAATCATGTAAGGATATTAAAAATAAGGGCTTTTAAAGGTAAGTATTTAAGGGCGGAGCCTAAAGTGGGACTGTATGAACGTGGCAAAGTACATCATGTAGGTGCTTTTCCTAAACTTGAAGAAGAAATGACTACATGGGACGCATCAGCCGGAATGCCTTCACCTAATAGACTAGATGCTTTAGTTTACAGTATAGGAGCTTTAACTGATGAGCAAGATGGATGGAGTTACGTAGTATGAAAATATTAGAAAAATATAAAGATTGGCAAATTAGCCGTATGAGTGATGAGATTTTATACAAGGCTATGGGAGGTAAACAAAGCTGGAATATTCTTAATCCTGCTTTATATGGTGGATTAGTGGCCGGGACTCAATTGTTTGATGATCAAAGTAAGGCTAATTATGTTAAACAAGGTTATGAAGGTGCTCCTACAGTATTTGGTGTTATACTGAAATTAGCGCGTGCCTTTTCGTCTATAGAAGTTAAGCCTTTTATAGGTGATAAAGATTCTGACATTGACCCTATTAAAGAGATTTATAAACGCAAAGTGTCTGATTATACTTTTTTTGAACATCGTGTTAATTGGGCTGTTCAACAATATGCATTAGGTGAGGCAATAGTATACCACCCTAAATTAGAAAAAGGTGTTAATGAAGGTAAATTAATGTCATTCGATATAATGCCTTCTCAATATACAACTATTGAATCAGGCGGGCCGTTTGATCCAATAGGTAGTTATAAGATTAAGTTTGATATAGGTAACACAAAGGTATTTAAACCTGAAGATGTATGGCATTCAAGACTTTTCCCCAATATAGATACAAATAACGGCAAGAACTTCAGGGGGTTGCCTCCTATCAGTATAGCAGCTAAACGTATTGAGGCAATGAATAGCGGCGCGCAGATAGTGGCTAATACATATAAACGTGGTGCGCCTTTAGGATTGTTAATAAATGAGACGGGTACATTGCATCCACCACCTGAGACGAGAAGTAAATTTGAGAGGGAATGGGAGCGCAGGCATGGTAATATTGAGAAATCAGGTTTTCCTATCTTAATGGGCGGTAAGATTAGTTTTATACCAATGTCATTCAATAACTTTCGTGATCTGAAAATAATTGAGAATGATGAGCAGGGTATACGTGAGTTATGTAATGTATATGGTATATCTTCAAGATTAATGAATGATCCTAAAGCGAGTACATTTAATAATTTGCCGATAGATGATAGATCAATGTATGAAACACGCGTTATCCCGGATCACATGCAATATATTGAGGGTCTTAATAATATTATTGAGCCTCTTTACGGTATAACATATAAAGCATTTTATGATAAGATAACAGCGTTAAAAGATGATGTAAAAGACTTATTTCAATGGGCCCAAATGATGCTGATGAATAAGGCTATTACAAGAAATGAAGCAAGGGGGTTAATGTCAGGAATGTTTAGATCGGTTGAATTGGACGACATGAAAGAAATGGACGAACTTGACGAAGCGGACAGAGATAAGATAATTACTGGTTGGGCATTGCCTCCTTTTTCTGGAAATGGGGATACTGAAGAAGAAAAGAGTAAGTTATTAACTAATAAAAGGTCAAATATAAATTATTCATTATGGTAGCATCTGATTCTCATATAGGATTTAAAATATTTGAAAAATTAGGTATTCAAATAAAAGGTCAAAATATTTATGAAGCAATTTTACATGTTAAATGTAATGATGCCGTTAGGGTGATAATAAAAAGATTTGTGGATGCAGGAGATATAGAAGGATTAAAAGATATAACAGAGAATTATGAATTAGTAAAAAAAGAAGATTAAAATATATGCTAACATGGAATGAAATACAATCGCGCAGAGCACCTTTTTATAAAAGATTTTATGAGAAGGGATATGTTGCGTTAACTAAACAGTTAAGTCCTGTATTTAAAGCATTGAAGCAGGTAACTGATCTTGATAGTTTTATTGATAGTATAGATCATCTTATAACAACAGAAGCTATATACAGTTATTATATTGATATGTTTACTCATGTTGGTGCTGCATTTAGTAAATTCACTAAAAGAGATTTTAAATCATCTATTATAGGTATCCGAAAAAAGGATCTTGAAAATGATATTTGGATGGAGTCCATGGAGGATTATGTACGAACAGATATAGCTGAACGGATAGTGCTTGTTACAGATCAAACAAAAAAAGTAACTAAAACACTTGTTAAAAGGTATGTTGATCAGGGATTGACTAATGGGATGGGAATAGGTGAAATAACTAAGCTCATAAAAAAGAACTTAACAAAAGAGGGTGTTAATATAAAAACATGGAGAGCTAAGCGAATAGCTACAACAGAAGTAGGCGCGGCTGCTAATTACGGGATACACAAGACAGCCGAATCGACTGGTTTATTACTGGCTAAAGTATGGTTGTTAGCTCCTCCAGGGCTGGCTAAAGTAAAAGAGCGGCATTCATTATTGACTGATCTGGCTAAACAACGGCCACGGATGGATCAGGATTTTATTGTAGATGGTACACCAATGATGTATCCGCAAGACCCAAAAGGAGGGGCGCAAAATGTTATAAATTGTAGGTGTGGTTATGCACATGAAGTAATCGGAGGGTAAAAGATGAATAGAGTTAATATTTATAGAATAAAATCATTTTTAAGTGAAATATCAGATGTTGATGTTAAAAGTGGTATTGTCACTGGTTATTTTTCAGCATTTAATAATATAGATAGTGATAAGGATAAAATAATGCCTGGTGCATTTACAAAAACTATTAAAGAACGTGGCCCTAGTGGAACTGATGAGATAAGACATTTGTTACAACATGACGCATGGAGTGTTTTAGGTAAACCACAAGTATTAGTAGAAGATAAAAAAGGGTTATACTTTGAAACAAAAATAGTATTGACATCTTATGGTCAAGATACATTGAAATTATATGAGGCAGGTGTATATAATCAACATTCTATTGGTTATAGAGTTATTGAAGAAAAGAAAGTATTAAACGATCAGGACGAAATTGAATATTGGGAATTAAAAGAGATAATGTTATATGAAGGGTCTACTGTAACATTTGCCGCAAACAAAGAGACTCCCTTTTTGGGATTAAAAAGTAGAGAAAAAACAGATGTTATTGATTATATTAATAAAAAAACAGAATATTGCTATAAAATGTTAAAGGTAGGATCATTAACAGATGATTCAGTAATATCAATAAAATTACAATTAAAACAATTACAACAATTATATAATGAATTAATATCACTCAAAAATATTGAGCCGGGAATATCCACTCAAAGAACTAATGAGCCGATAGATGCGATAAAATATTTTAAAGATAATTTTAAATTAATTGAAAATGGATGAAGAATTAAAAGGGTTAGTAACTGCATCAAATGAAAAGTTGGAAAAACTCAATGAATTAGTTGAAAAGAAAGCGGATTCAGAGGTGTTGGTGAAGGCTCAGGATGAGATCAAAAAAGAGATCGTGGAATATGCGAAAAAGCATGATGAGCTTAAAGAATATGCTGAAAAACAGCAGGAGCAATTAGATGATATATCTGAAAAGATAAATACACTTTCAACAATAGAAAGTAAAGAGGATGGTATAGACATAAGTTTTAAGAATATGTTTGAATCAGATTCTTATAAGAATATTAAAGAACAAAAGTCTATTAAAGGGACTTTTGATATAAAGGCCTCAACAATTACGACAGCAAATAGTTTTACGGAAACAGCGACCCCAATTATACAGTATCAACGTGATCCTATTATGGGTATTGATCCACGTCAAGCATTACCAATACAAAATTTGGTAAGTAAAGGCGTTACTACAAGTAATTATATTGATTGGGTTGAACGCACTTCAGAAACAACTGGAACAGCAATGAAGGGCGAGGGGTCAGCGTATGGACAAAGTGATATTGGTTGGACTTCTTATGCTCAGAAAGTTGAGAAAATTACCGATTATATTAAGGTGACGCGTGAAAAACTTGATGATACTGATTTTATCAGATCAGAAATAATGGCTGTATTAGGTTACAACTTGCCTTATAAGTTAGAAGATCAACTATTAAATGGGAATAATACATCTCCTAATCTTAGTGGTATTATAAGCGGAGCAGCAAATCAGGTGGCTAAAACTTTTAGCGCACCAACAGGGACGGAAGATACTATTCCTTTTGCAAATATGTATGATTGTGTTAAAGTGGCTATTTTACAAGTTGAATTAGGTAATAGTGCTACTAACACCAAATCGCAAGGTTTTGCAGTGACGGGAATTGCTTTAAATCCTGTTGATTATTTCTTGTTAAGTTCTGAAAAGGACGAAAGAGGACAGTATTTATTTGGTTCTGATGGTGTGATGAGAGTGATGGGTGTTCCTGTGTTTAAAACATTGAAATTGACTCAAGGGACTTATCTAATCGCTGCATTTAATAAATGTAAGCTATGGACACGTCAGGGAATAACTATTGAATTATGGGATCAGGAAGCTAGTGACGCAATAACAGGATTGGTAACAATTACAGCTATTGCAAGATATTGTATTCAGTTGAAATTAGCTGATGCATTTGGATTTGTAACCGGAACATTTACAGCAACTAAAGCAGCAATTTTACAAAGCGATTAAGTATGAGAAATATATTAATATTTGCATTATTACTTATTGTAGCAATAGGTTCTGCACAGGATGATAAATTTAGAGCTGATCAAACTTTTATAGAATATACCGGAAAAGCCTCAGATACTATTTGTGAAAGTGGCACATGGGACAGGGAATATTTAGTTAATAAAGACCTTCCTTATACTTATAATATAAAAGTTTCATTAGATACGGTTGAAAATTCTACAAATACAGACCATAAGACTATTCTTTATGGTCGTGTACATGATGACGATGATTATACTAAGATAGATAGTGTTACGTGGAGCGGTGGGATAGGTAGTTATACAGTTAGTTCTTACGATACTACATTTGCCTTTACGTCGACTCGCACCACTTATCAATATAGTACAATTAAAGTGCCTTATTGGAATCCGTCAAATGATACGATTATTGTAGGTTTGGCAGATACAACAAGCTGGACACCTGTTATACTAACAGATGCTAACGCGATAGATACTCTTACGAACACTCCGACCACCCGTACAGTAGCAACTTCAGATAAAGAGTACTACAGATGGTTAAAGGTTGAGATCACGGGAGGGGCTAGTGATTGTTTGGTTGAGTTACAGGCTTTATCTATTAAGTTGTATCAGGCTAAGTTAGAAGATTAATAATTAGGGAGGGTAACTCCTCCCTTTAAATATATAACATGGAAAATATAGATAAACAAACAGGTAAAAAAAATTACATTAAAGTACGTTATCAAAATGGCATTATCGGAGCTATTATGGTTGAAGAATATAACAACCTTCCTACAAGAAAAAAAAGGCAGATAAAAGTATTAGAAGAAAAACAGGAAAATGTTCATTTGGAAACTAAGGAGGAAAAAATAGCTAATGCCAGGATAACAAAAAATGAAACTTTTTCAACAGTAAAGGTTAAAGAATAATGGAAAAACCACGGGTTGTAACAAGCGTAGCGACTGAACCGCTGGCAGATACATATATTAAGAATTATCTTAAACAAGATAGTCCTTCGACTAATGAACTGGCATTGATTCAGTCAATCAAGAAAGCAGCGCGCGAGTTATGTGAGCCTATAGCTAACAGGGCTTTTGCGAGGCAAACACTTTTAGTGACGTTTGACAGGGGGGATTTTTATGAAAATAAAATTGTTTTGCCTCGTGGCCCTGTTTATAACATATCTTCTGTTAAGGCTTATGATGTTGAGGGAACAGAGACAGAACTAACTCTTAATACTAATTATTATAAGTATGGTACTGATTTTCCTGAATTGGAGATTGGTGCATG